CGACAGGTAATACTAGTAATCGAAAAGAGATGGACTCGATTGCCTGCCTACCTGATGTAATCTCAGTAGGAGCAACAGACAACCCTGATAAGGGAACTAGCGGAATTGCTTACGACCCTACGGCAAAGCCATATATTGCTCGATACAGTAATGGTAATGCTCAGACAAGTTTCTACTTAAACGCTCGGATGTATGTCCTTCAGAGTAATGGAAAGCAGAAGTTTACAGTCGGAACTTCCAACTCAACTGCCTCACTCGCTGGATTGTGGACGCTGAACAGAAAGTCAAGCGTTGCGGAAACGCAAGCGACTCTCAACTCTTTAGCAACAACTGCGAGTAACGAGTGGCTAACAGGGAAGTATCTTAAACTTCCATAACCTAAACGCCTTTAGCAAAAAGTAAAAATAGATGCCCCCTCCCCCCGAGGGGGTTTTCTATTGTTGCGGTGTTTGACTTTCTACAAAAAAGTGCTAAACTTAGATTAACAAAATGAAAGGGGAAAGTAAATGGAACTAGAAGTAGAATTGGCTCAGTGTACGCGGTGTGAGGATGAAGTTGATGCGAGCACACTAATGGCTTATGGCGATTGGGAATTGTGTGAGATATGCCAGGGCGACATTTAATCTCAGGTATTGACTTTCTAAAAAATTAGTGAGATACTTACGCTACTTAACAAGAAAAGGGGAACGCAATGAAAGATACACACGAGATTGTAAAGTGTAAGAATTGCTTAAAAGATACCGAATACTCTTCATATGAAGTCTACGAAGCAATATGCTTAAAGTGCCAGAAGCAAGTGGTGGTACTAGAAAGCGATTGTGTGTGCGCAGATGAAGATGGCCCGGACTATGGTGAGTGCTTCGGTTGCTATGATGATGCTAAAGATAATCTTAAGCATCTAATCAACGCTTGGGTAGACGCTCAAGGTAAAGAATTTTCTGAAGTCCGTATAGATGGAACTGGAATGGGATGGCAACGCCAAAGTGGTTATGCCCATACGGACATAGATGATCTTGCTCATGCCCTCGCACTTCGCGGTGACTTCCGTATTGTCTTCACTTTAGAAAATGGCGAACTAACTGCGACTCGATCATCTCATGATGAACCTACGGGAGCGCACTTCACCTTCACGCCAAGCGACACGCCAAGCGAGTAAGGTTGCGTATCTTGATTGACTATGCTATACTTACGCCATAACAATAACGAAGGGGGAATAAAATGGTTTGCTCAAGTTGCTCGATAAGAGGTATCCGTGTTTGTTACCATATCGAAGTAAGTAAAGATGAACTTTACACGGAGTATCTCGAAGACTAAATAGTAATTAAAAGCCCCCACCAAGTGTGGGGGTTTTTTCTTTGCAGCGATGCATTTAGCAAAAAGTAAAAATTTAACAGCTGCGGTTGTCAGCTGCGCAACTGCAAACAACTTCGTCATCTCCGCCTACTATCTACTAATGCTTGATTTTCTACAAAAAAGTGATAGAATTAGATTAACAAAATGAAAGGGGAAAAAATGTTAATTTCACCAAAGCAACTCGCGTTCGCGGGTCGCCTCGCCAACGAGCGCGGAGTCGCGCTCGATAGTAGTTTTTCTACTTGGTCAATGAACCAAGCAAGCGAGGAGATTGCTCGCCTACTCGCAATGCCAAAGGTTGGCGTACGCGTACTTCCTGAGGGCATCTACCTTAAAGATGGGATTGTCTATAAGGTACAAGTGTCTGGTGCTGGACGCTCATACGCAAAAGTCTTGCGTGAGAAGGGTGGGTTCGAGTATGACAATACTGCCATCAAGAATCTTTCCATCGAGGATAAGATTACGATTGAGCAGGCTAAGGCGTATGGCGTTCAGTATGGCGTCTGCGTTGTCTGCGGAGCGTTGCTTACGGACGCAAAGAGTGTGGCAGCAGGGATTGGGCCGGTGTGCGGTAAGCGCATCTAAGTATTAAAAAGTTAAGCCCCTCGCATACGCGGGGGGTTTTTCTTTGCTCACTATAAACAACTTCGTTTGGATCCAGCTGCGTGCCGTATGTTTTTTACTTTTTGCTAATTATCTCTGCAATTTTGAGATGCGTCTGAGAGAAGTACGAACAACTTCTTGGTTTGACTTTCCTGATCCTTAATGATAGACTCACGCTAAATAAAGAGAAAGGGGGGTTAGTCATGGAAAACCTAGACAACCTCGCAGTAATAGATAAGAGCGTGGAAGCACCACGCTACGAGATTGAGTACCCACAAGAGTTGTGGTCGGAAGTCTTAGAAGGATTGTGGATTGGCGGAACAGATGATAATGACATCTACGACCAATTAGAAGTACCAATGATTAGGCGAGAGCATTTCGATACTGTCTTTACGGCGTATGCGTGGGCTAATCCTGTGGATTGGTTTGTCAAAGAGATTCGTTATGGTTTCTGGGATAGTCATGTAAAGGGTGAAGCAGGTTTTAATCCTGCGGAGTTAGACGACATAGCCTCAATGATGTATGCCGATTGGAAAAATGGTAAGAAGGTTTTATTCCGTTGTCAAGCAGGTCTTAATCGTTCGAGTCTATGTGCTGCTTTGGTCTTAATGAAAGACGGCTATACGGCAGATGACGCTATCGCCCTTATTCGTGAGAAGCGAAGTCAGTACGCACTATTTAATAAGACTTTCGTAGATTACCTGAGAAGCCTATAAGCGACACGCCGAAGGTCAGGAAGGTTTGACTTATGTCAGGAAGGTCTGTATCATTAAGGTATTAACAAAAGTTGTTAATAGAAAAGGGGTAGAAAAATGAAAACAGAAGCGAAGTTCATCAGACGCCGTATCGCAGTTGCCGTTATATTTTTCGCTATGTTCGGTTGGGCGTTAGACGCTACAACACCTGAAATGTGTAAAGTACCTGTGGAGCAGATGAACCAATACTGTATAGATTTAATCTACCCATAATCGAAAGGGGAATAAAAATGAAATGCTTAACTTGCGGAACTACTGAAGGCATAGTGTATTCAGGCGTAGATGCTTTCTGCCTCGGAGTAGAAACAGAAAAGATTTGCTACCCATGCGCTAATGCGGTTGCTTTACAAAAAAGGTTGGAGTCAGCCAATGAAGGTAACTAAAAAAGGAAACGCTTTATTCAAAGAGAGAGAAAGAACTAGCGCAACGCAAGCCGAGTTTCTGATTAAGTTTGCCTCTATGAGTGACGAACAGTTTTGGAAGTGGTCTGAACTAAAGACAACTGCCGAAGCAAGAGCGTTTATGGAAGCAATACCAATGCCACCAATGAGAACAAACAAAATGTTTATCGAACTGGAAAAACAGGAAGGTAGCAAAAAGTAAAAATGACACTAGACACGGGAACTTTAGCAGCAATAATTATTGCGCTCGCCGGTTCATGTACGGTGATGATTATTTCTATTCGCAAAATTGGCGAACTGGAAAGACAGAACAGATTTCTACGCAACCAACTAAAAACGAAAGCAGGTAAGTAATGGATACAACTCAAGTAGTACTACCCGACAACTGCGGGTTCTCATGTCAGTTCGAGTGGATTGAGGTTTCCTCAAACTTCTTTAATGTTTCTGTCTATACGCCTGCGCTTATCGCCGGTTTAGCTGGGTATTTAATGTACCGATTCATTAAAAAGAGCAAAAAGCGCAGCCCACTTGAGAAAAAGTAAAAACATAGAAGCAGACGCTTCTAAACTCTATGACTCAGGATTGTCCATAGATAATGTTGCTTTGGAGTTAGATGTTTGCTACCGAACAGCAAGAAGGGCTATTAAGAACGCCGGTGTCACACTTCGTGACCCCTCTGCTCGCCTGAAAGGGCGTACAAGCCCTAAGAGAAAGAAGGGTTAAATGAACAACCTTAGTATAGTTTGGACAGCCGTAGTAGCCGTTGTAGCAGGTCTAGCGTCAATTCTAGCCTCTATCGCTGGTAACGACTCATTGTCTATAAGTTTCGGTCTGTGTGCGGTTGCTTCGGCAACGCTCGCAAGCCGAGAACGCTAAGCCGTTCCTTAGCACCGAGAGGCTCACTAACAACCTTCCCCGTTGGTGAGTCTTTCTTTTGGCGTGTCACTTGCTTTGTTTGTTCGATAGTGTTATTGTTTGCCTTATCAAACAGATAAGGAGTTTCAAATGCCCATCTCACGCCCGCAATACCCAACTTGCTACACCTGCGCCCGCGAATTCACCCACCTATGTACCTCTGAGGGTACATACTGCCTACACTATGACGGACTCACTGGCTTTGTCGTTAACTGCGACACCTGCCGTGTTTCAACTCAACAAAAGTTCCTCGCGCTCTACAAATAATTCAAGGAAGAAGCCCGCTGCGGCGGGTTTTTTCTTGCGCTAGCAATTTTTACTTTTTGCTATCCTGACCGGCGCGGAGGGATCTGGCTACAAACAACTTTGGCGTGTTGCTTGACTTAGGATGATGTCTAATGTATTATTATGTATTGAAAGGGGATAAAATGACAAAACGGACAAAGGTTCAAATCATTTACATAAATTGCTGGAAATGCGGGATTTCAATGTCCTTACCTGAAAAAGACTACTATCACGGAGCAAGTTGCGGGAAATGCTGATAAAAAGGTCACTTTCCTGACCTTCCTGTGCTAGAGTATTACCTATGAATGACGAAAGACGATACGAAAGGTAAGTAAGTAATACCTGTCTCCCCAATGAGGGTGGCTGAGTTGGCTAGTACAGCAACCAACTGCGGTTAGTTAAACGCAGAGTCCATGTCCCCAAACAAAGGAATACCTATGAATACAGTTCCTAATAAAACTGTCGAACAAATAATCAGCGTAGCCATTGCGGTTGTGTTGGTTTCATGTTTCTCTAGTTATGTTCAAACTTCGAGCGCAGATGTAGTAACAAATAAAGTAACAAAAGTTCAACTGGCTGAAGAGATTGCGCTACATGAAGAGAAGATTAAAGAACTTCAACTAAAGAAGTTCGCAGAACAACGAAAACCATTTACAGATAAAGAACTAGCCCAAATGCTTTACGCGGTTGGCTTCGAGGGCAGGGCTCTCAAAGTTGCTTGGGCAGTTGTAAAGAAAGAGTCCAACGGACGACCACTAGCCTTCAATGGCAACACCCGTACTGGCGATAGTTCATACGGCATCTTCCAGATCAACATGATTGGTGGATTAGGCGTAGACCGCCGAGAAAAGTATGACTTAAAAACAAACAGAGAATTATTCGATCCTGTCGTTAATGCCGAGATTGCGCTTCACATGACTAACGAAGGTGAGAATTGGAGTTCTTGGAAAGTTGGGAGCGGGTATAATGGTAGAGATCAAGCCCGTTTCTTAGACTGGTACAAGAGATTCCCAGAAGGAGTACCCCTTTCATGACTGAAGAAGTAGCCCCAATTCATGATCAAGTAGTATCAACACCCGCCGAGTGGGTTGCTGAACCTATCCATGAAGAGCCTGTAGTTCCCGTTGAGGAGCCTAGGGTTGAAGAAGTTATTGTTGAACCAACACCAGAAGTTGTTGTTGAACCAACGCCGCCGGCTGTCGAAGAGCTAGTAGCAAAAAGTAAAAATGAAGAGCATGTTGCAGCGGCAGCTCCAGACCACGGCTTAGATGAAAAAGTTGTTCATACATCAGCCTTGGTTTTCAAGTCTAATTCTCACAATTCTGTATCAGTTGGTTTGGTACAAGGACGCTTAGTTGAGATGGGATTTGTCGCTGCCAGTTCAGACAAGTACGGATGGCTATGCGAAGGAACAATGGAAGCCCTCGCTGCGTTTGCTAACACAAGCGTAGAAGAAGTTAATCTCAAAGACGCTTCAGTCATTGAAGCGTTGTTTGCGGGCACACAAGTTAGAGTTGTTTCTTAAGTAATTCATAATCAGCGTCCAGTCCCTCGTCTAAAATTGAGGGGCTGGGCGCTTTTTACTTTTTGTTAAGCGCTTTCGTGTGGAACATGGAAGGACGACACAATGGCAAAGAAAATGATAACGGAAGATGAGCGTGAAAATGCTTTCCTAGAGAAGGCAAAGATGCTTGTTGGTCGTGTAGTCGCGGTGTTCGCTGCGTCTGGATTGTCTGTAGTTGGTGCGGGTTCTCTCTTTGGTATCGAAGTGTGGAAGTCTATTGCGCTTGCTGGAGGTTTGGGTGTCGCTACTGTTGTAGAGGCTTTGTCCCGCGCCTATCTAGCGGACGGAAAACTTACTACCTCCGAGATTAACGACGCGTTTCGCTTAGTTGATAAGAAGAAGGCTGACGACTAATACGGATTATCAAAAAAGAAACCCCCTAGTTTTCGCTAGGGGGTTTTCTTTAATGAGGTTACTTTAGGCTCCGAAGATGAAACATAGAGCGACTGCGATACCTACACCAATGAAGGCTCCGATAGGTGCGCCGAAGTCTGCGTTATCATCTAACCAATCTATTACTGCTGTAAATGGATTCATTTTCTTTCCCCCTTTTAGGTTCTCCTTGAACCAATAAGATAAAGATACACTACGCCCTAACATTTGTCAAAGACACGCCGAGTAGGGGGCTGCCCTGCGGTTAGAGGTTTTGATTTGTCTATAGACATTAGAGCCACCATTTGAGGTTTTGTAGCCATACCGAACGAGTCTGAATACAAGCCCCGAGGTAGTAACTCCAAGTAACTTACCGAGTCTGTACATAGAAACCCCGTGTACTGTGTGCGCTTCGTTGAGCAAGTAAGAATACTCTTCGGCTTCTGAACGATAACGCGGTGAGTTCGAGCGAACCTTCTCTGCTATTGGTTTAAGTTCTTTAAGCCTTGCTAGTAATTCAGCGGGAGGTAAGGCGTGAATAGTCAATGAAGATTTAGGCTCATGCTTTGGAACCTCTGGGATTACTAGAGTTGGAGGTACAGGCTCTGCGGTGTGCTTGCCTATAATAATTCTTATCATCTCATTTGATAGCCCTGTAGATTTAGCAATGCTAACGTGTGTCCACCCTGCGTTTACTAGCGCAATGACGTAATCATTTCGCAAGTTCTTTAAGTTGCTTTTAGCCAATGCGGTGAAGTTGTTTGTAACCTCTTCAGGTAGTTGAACATTAGCAACCTTGTTCATACCTGCGCGTTTGTAGTAGTTTTTACTTTTTCCTAATTGCGTTTCTTCGATTGTCGTTGTTGTCATTTGTCTTTTGTCCTTTGTCTTTTAGAGTCCGAATAGTTTTCGTAGTTTGTTTGCGGTGGCTTCGTCAAGTCCGAGAGTTGAACCTTCGTCATCTACTCCGCCTGTGAAGATTACATTTCCTTTGATCAAGTCTGTCTTTCCGAAAGACTCTTCCCATAGGTCTGTGGCTAACGGGTTGAAAGGCAAGCCGTTTAGTTTGCCTTCTTCGTTACACCACATAGTGAGAGTTGGGCTTAGATCTACTGCCTCTATCCAACCACCGACTGCTTCTTGAAGTTGCTTTAGTCTTTGTCCCTCTTCAGCGATTTCGACCTCTACTGCTACTCCGTCTGTGTCTAGTTTAATTGCTAACATTTGTTTTCTCCCTTTGTTGTTATGCCGTAAGTTTAGTACTAGCATTTTAGTTTGTCAAACTGTCGTACATAAGGAAGCCCCTCTTTCGAGGGGCTACCTTGTTTGTCTTAGTTAGTTGCCCAGAAATCTTCTACTGCGAAGTTTTCGACCTCTACCTTGCGCTTTGCTACCTTGCGCTTTGCTACCTTGCGGTCTTGCTTGATTGTGTCAATTACGAAAGGTGAAGCGATTAGTAGGACACTTGCGAAGTAGATTACGGCTGTTGTCTGTGACATTTTATTTCCCCTATTCTTTAAGCACCCCTTGTGCTTATGAGATAAGTTTATCAAACTGTAGGCTAGTGTCAAGTAATAACAAGCCTTTTCTTTGTGATGTCTGTCACAGTGCGGTGGTGTGTTGAGATTGTTTATAGGCGCGGCTGGCAAGCGCAATTTTTGTTTATATAGTTTTTACTTTTTGCTACAGTCTTTTTTTTTTTGACAATAAGAAAACCCCCTCTTTCGAGGGGGCTTCTTTTTGAAGGTTACTTTCTTTTATCTAGTTCTTTTACACCCATGTGGTAGCGCATAGAATACTTTGTGCTAATACCTTCTCCAGTGCCTTCATAACTCTTGAACATTTCCTCTAGTGTCCAGACCATTTCCTGAACTGTAGTTGTATCTAGTTGCGCAATGTTCGACTCGTTGATCTCTAGTAGTTGGTCGTAGTCCATTTTGTTTCCCCCTTTTTTACTAGCACTCCTTGTGCTTATAGGTAAAGTTTAAGGCATAACATACGGCAGTGTCAAGTGTTATCAAGTAATTCTTTTGTGTGTTGCGTCACTTTTGCGGTAGCGTCTATTTTTACTTTTTGCTAGGGGGCAGAGAAAAACCCCCGCTTTCGCGGGGGCTTTGAACTTTTAGGCTCTCTCTCCCGTAGGGTTGGAACTAGACCACGATACGGTTTCCACGTCATCACTGTAGTTCAAGATTTGAAAAACTCTTTTATCTAAAAATCTTGTGCCGTACTCTTTAGCAAGTTCTAGTGCTTCCTTCTTAGTGTTTGCGGTAAGTTCAAATCCTTCACCGAAGTTGCGTAGAAGTAATTTACCCATAGGAACGAACTCTACGAAGAAAGTTTTCTTACCATTGTTTGTCTTAGCGAACGCACTTAGAATCTCTGAATCTGTAAGAAGTACCTTTGACATTTTGTTTCCCCTTTGTTGTTTGCTTGTAGAGCAATCCTATAAAAATTGTAGGCTAGTGTCAAGTGTTATCAACCAATTCTTTTGTGATGTCTGTCACACAGATTGCTAGGTGATTACTAGATACCTGACCAGTCACGACCAGTCATGACCAGTCATCTAGTAGAAGTTGTCTGTAGTTCATAGACTCACTACCTACCAACCAAGATCTATGTTACTCACTAGTAACTTAACTATGTACCTATGTTACTCACTAGTAACTTAGTCATCTCTTATGTTACTCACTAGTAACTATCCTCTACCCCTACCCCCTTATCAGATACCTCTTAGATACCTCTTAGATACCTCTCAGGTAACTCTTAGGATTGAATTATAAAAATAATTCTCAGAAAACTTTAAGGTATCTAACTTTCAGCCAATTCTCAGGAAAATAAAAATCAGCAAAAAGTAAAGTAAATTATCCGGAAACGATTTAGAAATGCTCCGCGCCCATGCAAAGCCGTCTCGCAGGCCAAAAGCAAAAAACGGTAATGTTCATATATTTCAACGATTCGTCCAATGCTTCCGCTGCTTCAACATTCACTGTACGCCTTTGAAAAAGACTGTACGATAGGTCAATGAAACATAGCCAGAAATTACCAGACGACGAAGTTCGTTTTATCTCTGCCATGTCCCCAGAACTTATTCCAGGACGCCTCCGCGCCCTTTGGGAAGCAGGATGGTCTTTGGGAGTCATTGCTAAATCTCTCAAACCTGTCCGCCCAAAGTCCACAGTTCACTTTTGGGTCAAGAACGCCGCTAATCAGGAGCAAACACGAACAATTCCCTCTCCTCCAGCTAAATCACTGACCTCATCCGCTCCGCTTGCGTCTTCCCCTCGTATGCGTAGCATTTCTCCAGAGGTTCCACTAGATATGGTCGCTCATATACAACAGTTATCTCAGCTTTCCAAGCGCTACAGGTCTAAAACACCTTCTTCCAGCCCCCTAGCACAGGCAAATAGAGAACTTACAGAGATTGCCCTAGACCTATATCATCGAGGAGTTCCTGCAGCCTCTATTGCTCAAGCCGCAGGAGTTACTTATCGTGCTATGGCAAGGAGAATCGCCAATGGCTAAACCCGCAAGCAGTGAAGACCTTGTTGTAGCAGTTTGGGCCAATCCAAAGAAGCAAAAGGGACGCCCTAACGCCCGCACACTGGAGACTCTTATCTCCGAATCATCAATTCATCCTATTGCAATGTCTTTAGCCTCTCTAAAAGCAATTCAACCTTGGAAAAACTGCCCAGTAGCAACAACTTCTATAGAAATAGATTTTTTGTTGACTCCAGAAATATCTAATAGAGAAAACCCTATTCTTATTCCGATATCTTTAGCCAAATCCTATCTGGGTTGGCAAGAATTCTATGTTTCACCGATATATACGGAGAATAAGTGAGAATCAAAGCAGATGTCTTCCCAGCGGTGCTTACAATTGCTGACCCAGGGTCGCTAGAGAATATAAATGAACTACTTCCACGAGGTGGTGCGCCGAAAGGGTCTAGAAAGTTAGACAGATGTAGGATTGTTGTTACCGAGGAAAAGATTATGGTTGTTGTTGACGACCCTTCTGGCCCAAAACTTATCTTTAATGAAAATATAACCTTCCACTCCAAAGATGAGAAGGTTCATAGGGTAATTACTGAATCTGGAAAGATGATTGCTTTTAGAAAAGACGAAACCTGCGGATGTGGCTCACGCCTACGCAGTTGGAGTCCATATGGAAGCATTTTAATGTCACAAACAGAGGGAGAATGATGACAGCGCTAGAGTTTTTAATTATGGGATTGGCTACATACAGAATCACTAGGCTAATTATTCGTGATGAATTACTAGCAAGACCTCGTAATTTTTTCTGGAAGAAGTTTCCTCCCGAGAAGTCTTTACTAGGGTATCTCCTGACTTGCCCTTGGTGTATAAGCATTTGGGTCGCATTAGTTCTTCAGATATCTAGTATCATTAACCCAGAAGCCACGTATGCAGTAGAGATAATTTTTGCTCTATCTGCAATCGCTGGCCTGTTAACTGCACATGAAGAGCGGTAGCCCCTCATGTTCCGTGACAACGACGAGGAGTTAAATTAGTGAGCGTATTTAAGCGCAGCGAACCAAACAATGACTCTACTCCTGTCTCCGTGCCAAAAAAGAAATCTGCTCCTAAGAAAAAAACACAGTCGAAGCAGACAACTCGTTCTCGCACACAATCTAGAATTCCTCAAGCTGCTCCGATAATCAGTGGAGCCGCATCTGTATTCCTATCTCAATCAAATCAAGCGCAAGCAGTTCCATACAACCAACCTCGCTCTCTTACAGCAGCAGCGGTACAAGTAAAGTTAAATGATAAAGGCGAATCAGAGCAATTTAGAAATCGCCGCTCTGCTGCTTCAAGTGCATGGCAAGCAGAAGCATGGGAGTATTACGACGCAATTGGTGAAATCAAATACGCATTTAATCTTGTTGCATCAGTTGTATCACGAATCAGAATTTTTCCAGCAGTAATTGATGACCCGTCTCAAGCACCAACATCAGTACGCTCTTCAACAACTTTAGATAAACAACTGTCTGCTGCAGCAGAGCGAGCACTTTCTCGTCTTGATTCTGCATACGGTGGACAAGCTGGGCTCCTCCGAGATGCTGCACTCAACCTCTCAGTGGCTGGCGAATGTTATCTAGTGCAGATGCCAGAGCGTAAGGGCTCAGGTATTCCAGAATCTTGGGATATTCGTTCTGTAGATGAAGTAGTTATAGATGCTCGTGGTGGATACAACGTAGTAAGTCGCCGTGAGCAAGCAACTGGTGGCGGAAATACAGGACCAACAACTCATTTAGGTAACACCGCATTTGTTGGTCGCATCTGGCGTTCACATCCACGTTTCTCTGATGAATCAGACTCTTCAATACGTGGTCTTCTCGACCTTTGCGCAGAACTACTTCTTCTTAATAGAACATTCCGTGCGACTGCTCGCTCTCGCTTAAACGCTGGCGCACTTTATCTTCCAGATGGTTTATCAGTTGCTGCACAAGGCGACCCAGACTATCCGTATGAAGATGGAGATGGTCAAACAGATCCTGGCTTCACAGCAGAAGAAGCAGAAGACGAGTTTGAAGACCAACTCATTGATGCAATGACAACTCCGATTCGTGATGAAGAGTCTGCATCCGCTGTTGTTCCTCTTATTATTCGCGGACCTGCTGAACTTGGCGACAAGATTAAGCAATTCAAGTTCGAGCGTTCATTCGACCCAGCACTTGCTCAACGAGCAGACCGTGTTCTAGAGCGCATCCTTCAAGGACTAGATGTTCCTAAAGATGTTGTTACTGGCTTAGCAAATGTTAAGTACTCAAACGCTTTACAGATTGACGAAGGACTTTACAAGGCACACATCGAGCCTTTGATGCTTCTTATTGTTGATGCTTTAACAATTGTCTACTTGCGCCCATACTTAATTGCTCAAGGCTATGCCCCTGCAGATGTTGACCGCATTGTTGTTTGGTATGACCCATCAGCAGTTGCTACTCGCAATGACCGCGCAACGGATGCAGATTCAGGATTTGATCGTGGCGCAGTTTCTTATGAGACATGGCGTCGTGCTCACGGATTCTCAAACGCAGATGCTCCTACATCAAATGAAATCGCAATTCGTATGTTGTTTGAAAAGGGTGCAATCACCCCAGAACTTACAGAATCAATGCTTGCAACTGTTGCCCCAGAGATGATGGAAGCAGTTCGTAACGCACAGCAAGCAACCTCTGTTGCTCCGCTTCCAGCAGGGCTTGAAGACATTCTTAAGGGCGCTATAGCAACCCCTGAGACAGCAGCTCCAGCAGAGCCAGCCCCAGAAACAGAGCAGTAATGGCTGATATTAACGGCTGCCCTCCTGCTACACAGGACATTGCAATTAATCTTACTAATCGTAAGAAGGCAATTGATACTGCGATGTATGGACCGCTTAATCCTGCGGAACCAAACGAAGAATATTGGAACGCATTAGGCGCTGAGTGGAATGTAGATTCTGAGACTGCAAAGAAACAACGTTGCGGTAACTGCGCTGTATTTATTCAGACTCCAGAAATGCTTTCTTGTATTGAAACAGGTTTAACAGATAACGCAGATGAGTTCGATTCAATCAACGAGGCTGGCGAACTTGGCTACTGCGAAATCTTCGACTTCAAATGCGCATCAGCACGTACCTGCCGCGCTTGGGTTGCTGGCGGCCCAGTAACTGCTGCTGCAAATAAGAAAACAATTTCTCAGACCCCTGCTCCTAAGAAAGATAAAGTAAAAGGCTCTAGCAAAAATAAAAAAGGTTCAGCATCTGGAACTAGAAAAGTTGTATTTAGTAAGGCAACAGAGAACACCCTCTCTACCAAAGTCAAAGAACACAATGAAAAAGCACCAGAAGGTAGAAAAGCCTCTCTAGGAATGCTTAAGGCTGTATATCGCCGTGGCGCTGGAGCATTTTCTACATCTCACCGTCCTGGTATGAATCGCAACCAGTGGGCTATGGGCCGTGTTAACGCTTTCCTTAAACTTCTCAAATCAGGTAAGCCAACAAACTCTGCCTACACAACAGATAATGATTTGCTCCCAGCTAAACACCCTCGTTCAACAAAAAGAGATAACTCAATTACTGCCTCTGCTGGTTTAGTCCCAGAAGAGTCAGACCTAGCTAATGCTCTCGTCGAAATCGCTGAGAAGTATGGAAAGTTTAATGAAGATGCCACAGGAATTTGGGCAGGATATACACCCGCCGCAGAAAACGAATACAAAGGAATCGGAGTCAAGTGCTCTTCTTGCGTTCTATACATGGGTAATGGATCGTGCAGAATCATCGAACAAGAAGTCGAAGACGAAGGTAAATGTCGTTTTGCGGTTATCCCAGATGGGGTCGTTGATGTCGGAGTTCTCGAAGGCGAAAAACTCGGAAACAAAAACCGATTAACAGAAGATACTCTGCAGGAGTATCGCTTTGACCGAGAATTATCAATATCTCTAGGAAGCAAAGAAGACTATAATTCTCCAGAGGATGCCATCCTTGCTATGGCAGAATTTTCTGGAGCAGGGTATGAAGCAGAAGATGCAATTAGAGCATCTTGGCTTCGTGCAGTTCGTGCAGGTGGAGACCCGTTTAGAAGAGCATCGTTACTAGCACTACATGGAGAACTTAGTCTTGATGCAGATTTACTACCAAGTTCAGAAGAAGAAGAAGAGGATGACAACTAATGAGCCGTATTCGCCGCTTAAGCCAAGTAATTTCTGAAGAGGGTCGCCGTTCACTGGCATCTCAGCAGGCATCACGTATTCGCGACACCGCTTTTGGGATTGTCGACGAAGCAAACTTAAACGCATCTACGAGTCGTAAGATCACAAAGAAGGCTGCTTTCACAGTTGTACTTCGCTCACTTCAATCAACACGAGAGCTTCCATTCTCACTCCGTGAGCACATGGCTATCAAAGAACTTTCTCAATACATCACTCTTGCTCAAAGTGATAAGTCTAACTCTCTTACTCTTTCTAATACAGACCTTCTACCAGTCTCACACCCACGTTCTACCCGCAACCACGCAATGACTGCTTCTGCTCTCATGGAAGCTCGCGCACGCTGGGTTGCAGATGACCCTCGCATTGTTGATGGATACGCAAAAACAATTATTGCTTCTGCTCTTACATCCAAGTATGCATCTGTAGAACATGTTTACTACAACTCTATTCTTTCTAGCCTTCCTCAGGGAGTAGTTCCTGCAGAGGTTATTGTTGCTGCTAGTAATCCATTCTCAGGTGGAAACTCAAGTGCGGAGCGTTCACTTCGTGCTCGTTTGCAGCGTCGTGACCGTGAAGGTAAATTCGCATTTATGGGCGGAGGACTTAGCGCCCTTGTTCGTAAGAGCAATGGCAGAGTTTATAACCTTGTAGGCCGCCCAATTATTGATGGACCTAATGGCGATGACATTCAGATGGAACTTCCTGATGGAAAAATTGTAAACATCCCCGCATCAAAGGGTATGTTTATTAAAGCTGTTATTAATCCTACTCCAGATGGATACAGTAAAGATACTGCAAAGACAGCGACAACTAAGAGCATTATTAATGAAGAAGATTTATCTTATGTAGATGCACCTCAAGGATGGAAAAAAACTGGCCCTAACACTTGGATCTCCGAGGATGGTTGGAGCATTGAAAAAGGTAGAGATAAAAATGGCTTCTTCCAATACGAGATAAAAGATCCTTCTGGAAAAACAGCAGGGACTAGTAGCGGCAACTGGGAAGATGCTTTAGACAGTATTGCAGAAAAGAAAGAGGGAAAGAAAGCTGTTCTTCCTTCAGATAACAAAAACAACATTGTTCCAAAAAAGGCTCCTGTAGACATTGGTGGCAATGGGGA